TATATTCCGGGGGCGCTTAGGTCTCGACATGAAGCAGGAATTGCGGGAGGCGCTGCTTAATTCTTACGGCGGATCGGATTACGTCTTCCCTCTCTTTGCACCTGCGCTGCCGCCGCTTTCCGCGTCATCTTCTCTAAAACATAGGCCGAAAAAACCGGGCTGACTTTGTGCAACAGCACGGCCGGCGGTTGTCGTTCGTCGTTCGGTTCTGCACGTCTGGCCATTTCGCGCCTCGCAGGCTTGAACTCTCTCCCGGTATGACGACGCCACCTCGTCGGTCGTTCCGACTCGCGAGTGCGCCGCCTCTTGTGAAGGCAACCCGAGTGTGTCCGGGTTGCCTTTTGGGCGACGTTCGTCGACCACGGTCGCCCAGATCACGACACGCTGTCAACAGTCTTGTCACACACCCCCTTGCCTAGAAGGCAACTCCCGGCCTAACCTGATCCGCTGAATTCCGGGAGTGCATGACATGTCGGATACGGCGCCCCAGGTCCCGAGCGCGTGGCAACTCGAACGGGCGGTATCAAACTGGCAACAGCTGCGCGGGATATACGCCAGCGATCCTGCCCTAGCGGATGATGAGGATGCGATCGTCGCCGCGCTGGCCGATGCGGAGATCACCCACCCGGACGTGTTGCTGTCGCGCGCGATCGACGCGGCCATGTGGATCGACTTACGCGAGATCGAGGCGGACGAATTGCGGCGGCAGGTGACGGCGCGGCGCGATCGGTATCGGGCGCGCGCCGAGGCGGTGCGGCTGGTCATTGCTGACTTAATGGCGGCACTGGAAAAGACCTCGCACCGGGCGCGGTTCGGGCTGGCGAACATCGCGGCGGGGCGCCCATCGCTTGTGCTGACCGACGAACAGCAGATCCCGCCGGAATACTTCAAAACCGAACGAACCCTCATGCGGACCCCGCTGATCGCGGACCTCGACAACGGCAAGGTGGTGCCGGGTGCGGTTTTGTCAAACCCGGTCCCCGTGCTGCGGATCAGGAGACTCTAGGCGATGGCACAACAGGCCCGGCAATCGAGCGCGGTCACGGTCGCGCCCCGCTACACGAAGCCGCAAAACTTCGCCGGCACCGAAACCGCATGGCGCGCGCTGTGCGAGTGCTACCCCGGCGCCGAGACGCCCGAGGTCGTCATGGCGGTTGTTGAGTATTGCGCGGTTCGTCGTCTCGATCCCTACAAGCGGCCGGTGCATGTGGTGCCGATGTATAATTCGCGATTGCGGCGCAAGGTGCAGGTCGTCATGCAGGGGATTAACGAAGTTCAGATCACCGCATCCCGCACCGGCCAATGGGCGGGCGAGGATTTGCCGCAATGGGGGCCGACGGTCGAGAAGACTTTTAAGGGCACATTTGAGAACGACGACGGCAGCGTGCGCGAAGTCTCGCACCGCATGGAATTCCCGGAATGGTGCAGTGTCACGGTCTATCGGCTGATCGGCGGGCGGCCACGCGCGTTCACCGAGCAGCTGTTCTGGATCGAGTGCTACGCGCGCGCTGGTTTTCGCAGTGAAGTGCCCAACGCGCGCTGGCAACAGGCGCCCCGGCAGATGCTGCACAAGTGCACCAAGGCGGCAGTGCTGCGCGCAGCGTTCCCGGAGGAAGCGAGTTATACCGCCGAGGAAATGGAAGATAGGGAGACCGACGCGGGCGGCATGATCATCGACGCCCAGGTCGACGCACCGCCCGATCCGCCGAGCGATCTCGATCGGAAGGCGGACGCGGCCTACGGCAAGGCACCGGAGCCCCCAGGAATGTCCCTGGCGGCGCTCGAGGTGACGAACATGGGCGCGTGGTTGAGGGCGCTGGAAACCCTGCTCGCGGCCGCGACGACACTCGACGACGTGGTGCAGATCGCCGGCCATTATTCGGTGCGCAACACGCTGGCCGAGGCGCCGACGACGATCCGCGCGAACGTCAACGACATGTTGCGCAAGGCCCACGAACGACTGGCCCCAGGCGCGGGCGAAGACCCGCCGGAAACGATCGAGGGCGGCGGCGGCGACTGGCCCGATGATCCGATCCGCGAATTGCTGGCGGATGTCGATGCAATGGACCTCGACGCGATCGAGACGCTGCACACCAGCAAGGCGTGGTCGGTTAAGACTCGCGACCTGTTCCCACCGGATGAGGAGCGCCTGCGCGAAGCAATCGAGACGCGGCGGAACGTGTTGCGCGCACAGAGGAGACCGCAGACATGAGTGGAACCAAGCGGGCAACGCCCGATCACGAGATCACGATGATGCAACGGTTTTGCCGCGATCTGGCGCACCTGCAGCCGGGCGCGCGTCGTCGCGTCCTGGCCTATGTGTGCGCACGCGTCGACACGCTGCCCGTGATTGCGGCAGTCGGCGGCGGCGTCGACGACGGCGAGCACCACGCGGACATGTTCACGGGCGACCTGCCCCACTTGAAGGGTGCGGCGGAATGAAGCCGCAGCCGCTGACCGAGATCGACCAGGAAATGACGGTGCGCGCTATCGTGCCGCAGCTGATCGACGCGGATCGGGTCGCCGGCTTGCTCGGTGTCAGCAAGCGGCAGCTGTATCGCTTGGTTCACGCGGGCGAGTTCCCGCAATCCGTCATGGGCCTCGGTCGCTACAGGCGATGGGACGCGCGCGACTACGCGGCATGGATCGAGGCGCGCAAGAACGCAGGCAACAAACGCAGGGGGCGGCGGACATGACGATGCGGCATTGGCTCGACGATGCGCGACGCAACGACGGGTTGACGGTCGAGGAACACACGGGCGGCATTGGTTGGGCGATCGTCCCCGCAAGCGGGGCGCCGCGCATAACCATGTGCCCGTGCTGCGGTCGACAGTTTCCGACAGCGGGTGTTGCGCGTCGTGTCGCTGACAAGGTGTTCCCCCTGCCCAGGAGTGCCGGCGATGCCAGCGCAGCGTGATCCCCCGGCCCGTCTCCTCAAGGCCCGCCTTGGCGCGGCGGGTGCACAAGCATTGCTTAATGCGTTCCTCGACGCTGGCAACGACTTTAACGTCGAGGTCCTCCTCGCCACGCGTGACGACGACCCGACCGATGAAATGATCCTGATCACGATCGGCGAGACGACGGCGGCACTGACACGGGAACAGCTGCGTTGCTTCGCCGACATGTTGCTGGCCGCCCCGGGCGACTGCGGCGTTGCGCACGACTTCCACCAGTTCGGGCGGCTGTTGGCTCAGGGGGTTGCGGAATTACCACACACCGCGCGCACGGTGCATTGATGGGATAACCCGCGTCCTCGGTTGGATCGTGTTCCTCGCGGTCAGCTGGATTGCTCTGATCTGGTGCACGGTCGAGGCGATGCGGGCGCTGTAGGGGATCGAGCATGCTTCCTCGCTGCAAATGCGGACGCAAGGCGATCATGGCGAGTCCTGGCGCCGAGCCGGAGCGCGGACCGGGCGCCATCCGGGTCACGCGCGGCGAACCGATCCGCACATGCTGCGCGGTCTGCGCCAGGGCGCGTGGCTGGCTGGCGGAGCCGGCGGCGGCAGCTGGCGCGGTTGCATGCGACATGCCCCGTAGCCCCCGCAAAACGGCGCGGCGGGGGCGATGAATGCCCGACCTCTTGCCTGTCGATCTGGCGGAGATGATCAGCGAGGTTCGGCGCGAATGTGCGATGCGGCGGCAGGTCTATTCCAACGCCGTCGCGCGCGGTCGGATGAACCGGCGACAGGCGGATCGTCGCATTGAGATCATGGACTCGATCTTAGCGTTGCTTGAACGACAGCGGGCGCGGGAGGAAACCAATGCCGGATGATCCAGAAACCAGCGTGCGGATGGCGATCGAGATCGCCGCTTTGTTAGGCAATGCAGGACTCGAAAAGCCCGGCGGGTGCGCGACGCTGGCGCTGGCCTACGCGGTGTGGATCGAGGAACACCCGACCGCACACGTCGGCATGGTGTCGACCATGATCGAGTGCGGCAAGCTGCACGCGGAACGCGCGTTCGTCGTGCTGCGCGAATTGCGCGCTGCCAAGGCACAGATCACGGCGGAAGCCCTCGGCCTGAGGGAGTGCTGATCAATGGCAGTATCCCCGCTCGACACCGTGGCGATGCCGGCGCGGATCGCGGCACTGCCGCGCGATCGTCGAGGCTATCCGGTGCCGTTCTTTGTGGAGTGGCGCGACGGTGTGCCATTGTTTCCGGTCCTCGACCCGAACAAGTGGCGCCGCTGTGTCGGGCATTCACTGTGCTGGACCTGCGGCGAGCCGTTGGGGCGCAACCTGTCGTTTCCGATCGGTCCCATGTGCACGATCAACCGGATCACCAGCGAACCCGCATCACACCTGGACTGCGCGACGTATGCGCTGCGCGTCTGCCCGTTCCTGATCACGCCGGGCATGCGACGCGTGCCGCTGGACAAGATCGGCGTTCACGAACACACCGCGCCCCCAGGCATTCACGATCCAGGCAACCCCGGTGTCATGGCGCTGTGGTGTTGTCGCACGTTCTCGATCATGCGCACTGACACCGGGCCGTTGATCGAACTCGGCGCCGCGAATGACGTGTCATGGTGGCGACGCGGCGCGCTGGCGACTGCCCAGGAAGCGGCCGACGGGTTGCGCGCTGGCGCGGCGAAACTGCTCGCCGTCGCTGCGGTCGAGGGGCAGGAGGCCATCGCAGAATTCACCACGCGATTGATACAGGCGCGCCGGCTGTTGCCTGATCCGTCGCTGTTGCGCGATGTCGTCGAGGCGTCGCGATGAAAGCGGTTCGCCTAGTCGTGATGCGTCTGGCCGATATGGACCGCGTGCACCCGCGCCAGGACAATTCGCGCGTGTGTGCATCGTGTGGCGAACGCGTCGGGGTTTATCCATCTGGCCAACATGCGTTGCTGATCAACCCGCGCATCGAGATCATCTGCCAGCGGTGTGTCGACCCGCAGGAAGTCGGCTCCGCGCGACTGGCACCGGGCGCGGAACGCGAACCATTCGAGAGTGTGCGCAAGGCGGAGTCGGACGAACAATGACCGATAGGCAACTCGATCGCGCGAACGTCGAGGCTCTGGCGACGGACACGCTGCGGCCGATCTTCGACCACCTGCAACGTGAGCCAAGGGGGCGCACCAATGTGCTTGAAGTTCTGAACGCACTCGCCGTCGCGACGGCGGTTGTTGTCATAGGCACCGCCGACGCGGACGCGGCCGAGGAATGGTTCCAAACCGCATTTGCGCAACAGCTGCAACACGGGTTCACCGGGGTTAGTGATGAACGAAGCGACCGAGATCATTAAGGTGCAGCTTGCGATCGTTCCGCGCGGCGGGCCGGCGCTGTTTTATGATCAGCATCGGCGACGCCGGTTGACGCGGCAGCTGACCGGCGCCGAGCGGCAGATGATGGGCGATAATTTGAAGGCGTTTTTTAACGCGCGCTGGACCGAGGGAACGGGCTGGCATCTGATCTCGCGTGCACCGTTTCAATACTGGTAGGGGCGCGTCGCCGAGGCGTGGCGAACGATCGCCGGTATGCATGCCGAAGGCACCAGCTGCGCGCGTTCGCATACTTTCTCGCATACACGCTGACCGCGGTCGGGCTAAGCGGTTGAAAGTGTTGCGGAAAGGGCAACCTGGGATGATGTTGCGCAAAGTATCCCCTTCGGTCCAGTAGGCACCGCTCAGCGACGTATTCGTTGACTTTCCAGCCACCTAGGCGTTCCGTGGGGTTGCCGATAAGGCAACCGGGGCTCTAGAGTGACATCCGGGACCACATACTTTTCGCATACAAGGAACCTGACACATGAGACGAACAATCCTTGCGGCAGCTGTGGCGTTCATATGCGCGCCAGCTGTCGCGCAACTCAAGCCCGTGACGATCGAGGACCTGCGAGGGTTCGCGGCGGCGGGCATGGCGCCGACGAATTCTGACATTGAAGTGTTGCGCAAGTGCCCCGGTCTGCGTCTCCCGGCAGACCTGACCCCGACTGACTTTGCACGGGCGAAGGCACTCGGCATTCCGGGGGGCGCGCTGTGGCTTCGCGAGAACGACGCAGCGATTGCGGACTGCCTCGCACACACCGGCCACTGACACAGACGAACGGCGCCCCGTGCGAGGGGGCGCCGTTCTGTTACGCACACACGGAAAGGAAACTCCGACAATGACCACTACCACGCACGACACGACGCCGCAACCGGGCAAACTTTGCACGGGCGCGGACATCAAGACAGCGAAGCCGCAGGCGAAGCCCTACGCGATGCGGTTCGGCAATGGGCTGTATCTTTGGGTCACGCCGGCCGGAACCAAGTCGTGGCGCGTCAATTATCACGTCGACGGGCGGCACCAGATCGCGACGCTTGGGCGCTGGCCCGATGTCTCGATCAGCGACGCGAAGGCGAAGCGGGAGGCGATGCGGCAGGACATCCGCGAAGGCGGCGACCCGTCGGTTGCGTTGAAGGCGAAGCGGGAGGAACGGCGCGCGGCGACAGCAACGACACTGCGCGCGATGGCCGAGGCATGGATGGCGGCGAGATCGGGCAGGTGGGCTCCCAACTACGCGCGCAACATGCCGGGTCGACTGGCGCGGCACATTTACCCGGCGTTCGGCGATCTGCCGATTGCGTCGATCACAAAGGACATGATTAAGGCGCGGTTACTGGCGATCCGGGCGGACTCGGCGGCAATGGCGGTGCACATGCAACAGCATCTGGCCGGCGTGTTCGACTACGCGGTCGACCACGACAAGGTGGCCTTTAATCCAGTCCGGCAGCTGTCGCGGTGGCTTCCGACGCGCGACGCGAGCGAGATCAACAAACGGGCACACGTCAGCACGATCGAGGATGCGCGCCGCGTGCTGCGATTGGTCGAGGCGGTGCCGAGCCACGCTGGTCTCATTCTCGGCCATCGGTTCCTGGCATTGACGGGCGTCCGCAAGGCGGAAGCACTCGGCGCGCGCTGGTCAGAGTTCAGCGACGACGCGACGGTGTGGACGATCCCGGCGGCACGGATGAAGGGCAAGGTTCGGCACGTCGTCCCGCTGGCGCCCCAGGCGATCGAGGTTGTGCAGGTCGCACGCGCGTTGCAGGCGGCGACGGGCAAGCGGTCGCAATATGTGTTCCCGACTCACTACACGACCGGCAGGGTCACGCGCAGCGGCGAGCGCGATCACGCGGCGGAATGGGCGCAACGCAAGGCGGCGAGAACAGCGGCGCCGCTGGATCGCTGCGTCGACGGAACAGCGATCAATAAGGTGATGGATCGGGCGCTCGCCGGCAGCGGACTGGCGCACACGCCGCACGGCTGGCGATACACGTTCTCGACGTTGACGAATGAGTCGGATCATCGACTGCAACAGCTGGTCGAGGTTGCTTTGGCGCACAGCACCAAGTCGCGCATCGGGCGGATTTATGACGAGTCGGAACACTTGGCCCCGCGTCGTGTGATCGCATGCGCATGGGCGGATCGGTTGTTAAAGGGCGCACCGACAGCATGGGCGCTTGTGGGGTTGCGTCGGCCGAAGGCGGCGGACGTGATCGAGTTCCGGGAGGCGGCTTAACCAATGGGAGGGTGCGACACATGACGGAATATAAAGCGGCCGCAACACTGCGGCCGGGCGATGAGTGGATCGACACGGGGGGGCGCCATGCGAGTGGCGCCCCTTCGCGCGACTGGCGGTTGCGTGTCGTCGAGGTCGAGGCGCACGCGGTCCCGACGATCGTTAAGGTGATCGGCGAGGATGTCGCGACGGGCGAGCGTTACCCATTCGAGTTCTACCGTTCCAACAATGTGCAGCTGGCGGAGGGTTAGGGACATGTGGTTGCCATCAAACATCGTGGCCGAAGTCGATCGCGTCGCGCGTATTCACTACGTCGCGGTTGACGATTGCCGGCGCTGGAATGAACACCGCCGCGAGGGTGAATTGCGGTTGCTGACCGGATGGTGTTGGACCGCGAAGAACGGGCAGAGCTTCCGGCAAGGCTTCAAAACCGCAACGATCTGCTACCGGGACGCGTGGTATTCGCTGATCCAGCACAGCGAGGCCCCGCCGATCGCGCGCCCTCGATTGCGCGTCGTCGATAGGCGGGCCGCGTGATGGCAAACAAAGCAGCGGCTGCCATCACACCGCGCGACATCGCGCGCAACGGGCACATTGCCGCCCTGGTCCGCGCCGAGATGGACAAGCGCAAGTGGACGGCGGCAGACCTGTCGGAACGGCTCGGCCTCGATCGCAAGTCAACGACGCCCTACCCCTGGATCAATGGGACCAGCGCGCCCTCGGCAGCCATGCGCCCGATCCTGGCCAAGCTGTTCGGCGTGCCGGCGGCAGCCCTCACGGCGCGCGAGGACGGCGCGCCGGTCAAGACGGTGAACACGGGCGCGGTTGTCCTGGCAGCGCCCCAGGGCCGCCCCCAGGTCGCGCGCGCTGGCGATGTCCTGTCGTTCAGTGTGTCGGCCACGGGCGAGGCGCGGATCAGGCTGGACGTGGCGCTGCCACTGGAAACCGCCAAGCCGTTGCTGCGGATGTTGCTCGACGCTGGCATCGTGTTTGGCAGCGGGGAGGCTGAACCATGACGATCATCACCGACGACGAACGGGCGGCGATCCTAAGTAACGACCTCGCCCACGACGAAGTGGTCGGCACGCTGGCCGGCTTTCTGCACCGGCACCTGCAGGACGTGCACGGGGTCGACATCCCGTCGCCCAGACTCGCGGCGGTCATCACCGAATACCGCGATGGCGTCGGCGAGTGGTTGGACGAAGCGCTCGCCGTGGCGGAAGCGTTCAAACGATCCGGGAGGCCGGTGCCTTGATCAACGAACCACTGACCGAGGCCGAGCGCCAAATGCTCAAACAGGCGGTGTTGCGTGCGATCCCGGCGGAGCCCGGCCAAGCGGCGCGGGCATGGGCCACGCTGCTTTCCAAGATCAGCGGCACCGATACGACGCTGATCGCGCAGCGGGCATACCCCGCCAGCGACTACAGCGGCGAAGGCGGCGGCGGGGCGGTTGGCGCGCGGTTGTCAGACGCGCAGCTGGTCGACCTGCGGACAGGGCATTGCCCCGACTGTCGCCAAGTGCCGTTAGTCACCGGCCCACGCGGCGGCATGTCGCAAAACGTCGCGTGCCTGTCGTGCGGCGCGGAATTTAACGAGACGCGGGTTAGTGGTCTGGTCCTCATGGCGCACCGCAACTCGGCTGTCGGGATACCCGATCGGTTCAGACTGCGCGACGTGTTCGGGATCGAGCTTGCGGCGGTTGACGCCTACAGCGACGACACGATGCCGGAACGCGCGTGCGATCGGTGCAAGCGGTTGTATCGGGGGCCGGCGGTTTACTGTTCGCTCAAGTGTGCGGTTGAGGATGCGACATGACAGGCAAAACGATCGACCGGCTTTATGCATGGGTTGCGACAGAGCCGGACGGCGGCGAGGGCATTTGCTCGATGCAATTCGGCGACACACACATGCCGTTGATAGGTGCGGATCGCGCGCGCATCGAAAGCCTGCGACTAAGCGCGCAACAGGTTCGCCAGCTGTCGGGGTGCACGATCCGGCTTGTCGAGTTCTCGACGCGGACAGTGATCGAGGAATTGCCATAATGGATCGTGACGAAGAACACGCGCGGACGTTGGCGCTGTTGCGGGCGGCGACCGAATTGATCGTGCGCCAAGGTGTGAACACGCGGCGGTTGCTGTTGCTGAACTATGCATCGCTCACCTGCGCGATCGTCGCGACGTTGCTGTTGCTGGCGATCGAGTGGTTGCGACTATGACGGCGCGGCACTGCGGCGACTGCCAGCTGTGTTGCAAGCTGTTGCCCGTGAAGGAACTCGGCAAGGTGCACGGCGAGCGCTGCCGGTATCAGCACACGGGCAAAGGGTGCAGCGTGCACGCGCAGCTGGCGCGGATCGCACCGTCCTGCGCGTTCTGGTCGTGCGCGTGGCTGGTCGATCCAGAGGCGACGAAGCTACCTAGGCCGGATCGCTGTCACTTCGTCGTCGACATCGTGCCCGACTTCGTGCACGCGACGCCCCCAGGTGGCGAGCGGATCGACATCCCTGTCATGCAAGTCTGGATCGACCCGGCCTTTCCGGCAGCGGCGGAGTCGGCAGCGTTGCGCGCCTGGATCGAGCATGTCGCGGACACGCGCGGGTTGGCGACCATCGTCCGGTTTAACAGTCGCGACGCTTACACGGTGTTCGCGCCCAGCCTGTCACCGGACGGGCAATGGCACCGCGTCGGCGGCGAGATCAAACCCGAGACCGAGGCGGGGTTGCGGCACATGATCGACCGGGCGGAGCATGGCGACTCGGACGCGCGGAGATTGCTGCGGCAGAACCAGCCGACCGCCGTCTAGGACACCGCCACAGCGGCCGGGCTGGCGACGGGTGCACAAGGGGGCACCCCGTTTGCTGTGCAGCCTGTGGCGTCGTGCTAGGGGCGCGGGTGCGGGTCGAGTAGACAGCGCTCGACGATCTTGGTCAGCAAGACGTTGCGCGTTTCAGCATTGCGCTCGAACGTCCAGGTAAACGCGGCCAGGAAGGCGATATTGAGGATGATCAACAGCACGAACGCGGGCGGTAGGACGCGGATCAGCCGCTCGCTGATATTAACCAGCACGCTGCCGTGCGCCGGCTGCGGTTGATCGCTCACACGTATTGCCCGCCGGACGACACCGCGCCGGCCACGCTGCCAGGGAAGGCGAACGCAGGATAAACGGCAAGGTTCGGATAGATGACCGAATTCGTCGTGGCGCCGTAGCGGGTGCCGGTCGCGGCGGGTCCGGCGAATGTCATGCCGTCGACCTGGATCACGGAACACATAGACGCCTGTGCGAACGCGGACGAAAACGCGAGCGCGCTCGCCAGGGTCACGGCGGCACCGCTCAGCGTGATCCGGCCATGATTGACCGCTGCGATGCAATAGGGCGCGTTGCCTGACAGCGCGAACGCAACCGGCGTGTTTGAGTCCATCGCGATCGTCGACCGTTCGGCAAACATTTGCGCCGACGTGCACGGGCCGAAGTCCATGTTGTGGAACGTCGCGCGGGATGAGTTCGTGCATTGCAAGCCATAGTTCAGCGTGCCGCCCGTCGACGACACACGAAAGCCCCCGAGCGAAACCTGAGCGCCCGACGCCACAGTGATGGCGCTGCCCACGGTGTTGCGGATCACACAGTTCCCAGGCGTGGCAAGGTTGCCGATAAACTGAATGGGCGGACCGTTCAGCGGCCCGGAACAGATCAGCGTCGACGGGGCGGAACCGCCGGGGGTGTTATAGGTGCCGTCCGCGACGTGCACGATCACGTTGCATTTGCCGTCCTGGTCGACGTTGCCATAAATGAAGTCGGCGGCCCGTTGCGGGTTGGCAAACGCGGTGCCGGACGACATGCCGTCGTTGGCGTCGTTGCCTGTCGGCGACACGTAAAGATTGAGATCAGCGGTCAGCTTGTAGCGGAACATCGACCGCAGCGCTTGCCATAGCTGCGTCATGTCGGTTTTCGACAGCACGAGGCCGGCGCGTTCGACGACGGTCGCGATCTCCTCTTGCACATGGTTCGCCCAATCGCGATCGACGATGGTCGCCTTTTGCCCGGTCAACGGGTTGCCCGACTGGAAATAGCCGTGCGCGACAGGCCCGGCGGCGAGCGGCGGCGGCAGGATCAGGGTCGCGTCGGCACTGTCGATGCGATACATGGGCGCGTCCTCGTTTCAGGTGTAACTATAGATGATCAGGGTATGCGCCGGCTTGTTTTCGTTCAGAATGCATTCGAGCGCAGCGTTGCCGAATGCAACCAGCGGTTCGTCCGCTGTGCTTTCACCCGCGCGGAAGTAGACGACCTGCCCGGCGAGTGGCGTCGAGACCTGCCACACATAGGCCCATTGCTCATCGAACAGCCGATCGTCGACGCGGCTCTGACCGATGTAGAACGGGCGGAACGTCTGGATCGTGATGGCGCACCCGATGCTTGCGGCCAGCTGTTCAAAGTAGGCGATCGACTGGCCACCGCGCGCCGACCATTTGAGGCACACCGCTTGCTGTCGCGCCTGGATCGTCGCGGCCTCGCCGATGCACGGATCGGGCAGGCCCAAGGTGGCCTCCCATTCCGGCAGCAATTCATATGTGCTGCACGGGAAAGTTTCGGCGAGAACGTCGATCGCCCGCTCGTTAAGGCGGACGATCTGCGGCATGAGAGTCAGCAGGTCTTGCGCCTGCACGCTGCCCCAGCCGCGTTGCCAGACGCGGCCACGCGGGAGCAACCGCTGCAACGCCGACAGGTAGTCGAACACGGAATAAAGCGGGGCGAGCATCAGGGCAGCGGCGGGAAGGTGATCGAGCCCGGCACCGGCAGTCCCCCAGGTGGCGCGACGACCGGCGCCGTCGGCGCGGCAATCGTGAAGTGTGTCACCCCAGGCGTCGCCAGCACGGCGGCATAAATGTCGGATGGATACATCGTGCCGCCGACTTCGGCGCGCGCCAGGAACATGTCGGCGATCGATGCGGAGATCGCCGCTTGCATGTCGGCGGTGTTCGGTTCCAACCCGGTCACGCTGATCCCCACGACGAACGCCCCAGGTTTCGCGATCCAGACCAGCGCGGGCACGGGTTGCAGCGGCCAGATCGCATTGGCGACGGACAGCTGATCGCCGGTTGCGGTGACGGCGCGCGGTTCACTGGTCGAGGCGCCATCGGTCCCGATCGGGAAGCCCCCGGTCGCTGCGTTCGCGTCGTCGAACATGACGAACACCACGACGGACCCGGCGCCGTAGCCTTGCGGTTCAACCCAGGCGCGGGTGCACCCCGGCACGGCGGTCGCCCATTCGATGTAGTCGGCGACGGAACCGCCCTGCGGTGGCGCGGCATACCTCGCCAACATGCGGGTGCGGAATTCGTCCTGCGTCTCTTGGTCCGTGCCGCCTGTCGTCACCCCGACAGTGACGCCTCCGGCATTGATCCCGGAGGGCGGCGGGTCGAGGGCGATCGGTGTTCCCGGCGGGCAGTCGGTCGAGGCGCCGTTGATCGCGGCGACGATCGGGATCGTGAGGGTGCCGCTTCCGTTAACCGCAGCGTCGGCGGTCGACGTGTAGGGTGTGCCGTCCTGGCGCGTGAGGCTGGCACCGCTGCGGACGACGAGTCCGGGTTGGCCGCTGAATTGTGCCTGCCCGGTCGCGGGCGTGCTGTCTTTCGGATAAACACCGATCAGCGCGCCCCATGCATACAGATATTCGTCCTGCGCCGTGAACGGGACACCCATTAAGGCGATCCAGTCGAGGAACCCATACAGGGCATACGTGAACCCCGACAGCACCCACGCGAGCACGCGCAGCACGGCATTGCGCAACAGCCCGTCGAGGCCCGGCACACCAGACGTTGTGATGTCCTGCACCGCTTGATTGCGCAACGCGGTCAGTGTCGGGCGGGCGAACGGCATGGCTTGCTACCTCACTCGCACGCGTGACAACGACACGACAGCCGGCGGCACAGCGACAGGCGACGACAAGGTTGCGAGACCTTGCCACGCCCAGCCGAAGGCGAACCGCGTCAACGATCCGTCGGGCTTGACGATCGCGATCCCGATCCCGAGCAAGGTCGATCCGGCAGACCCGACCCATGACGTGTTAACGACAACCTGTTTCGCAACGCCGTCGTCGATCAGCCATTGCAGCGCCTGTTGCGCGTAGCGGCGCGCGGTCGCGAGCGTGTCGCGGGTTTTCTTGGCGCGTTCCAGCTGCCACAGGTTCGAGCCGAGCGGACGATCACTGTAGGGATCAGCCCACCAGCCGCGCCGGTCGCTGCTTCCGTCGGTCGGAACGAAGTCAGGCGTCGCGGGTGCATCGCTGAACAGCGACACAAGACAGGCGGTTTCCAGGTCTTGCCCGGTTTGCACGTCACCTTGCGCAACCGTCCAGTCGCCGACGGCATTGTTGTTGTCCCACTGGATCAGAACGTCGCCTTGCGTGCTCGCTTCCGACCACGCGACATCCCAGAGCGTGGCGCCGTTGTCCCAGATCGTGCCGCCGTCCCACACGGTCTGCGGAAACGGCGCGGCAGGCCATTGCAGTGGCAGACCAAGGTCCTCGATCCACCCGGTCATGTGTCGTCGCCTTCGCGCATCGGCTGGTCCGGAATGGCGGTGTGTGCCGGGCCGCTTTGCACGTTGCCATGCGTATGGCTGTTATAGATCGCGCGTTCGTTGGCGGCGGTGTGCGGTTGCGTGTCGCAATGGTCGATGATGTCGCCAGTGACCTCCAAACGTGGCGTCACCATGCGCACCTTGGTCGAGGCGTTGATCGTCA